CATAGATGATCCAGTAGTCCCTGAAATAGGAGCAAAAGATGATAAAGGAACTGTACTGGGAGTAGGTGATGGACTAGTACCTGAAACAAAAGGTGGAACTGGAGACGCCCCTCGACTATCTCTTCCATATTGACGAGATCCAGATCCAACAAAGTTACCAAAAATATTATCATCTGAATTTCTTCTTCTCAATTCTGTAGTACTATCACTTTGATTTGGAGAAAGACCCTTTCCCAAAAAATCAGTTCTATTTTCAATGTATCTTGCAGATTCTCTTTGTAATGCTGGATTAGTTATTGCAGAAATTGTAGCATCAACCATTTTTTCGGCAGTTGCTCTGGAATATCTTCCAGAAGCCATTACTGCCGTTATAGCACTTTCTCTATCTTGAATTTGATTAAATTCTCTAACAGCCCCACGAACAGGAGAATATTGATTTCCACCCTCTGCAATGATAACATTTTTCATATTTTTTCCACCAGGAAATCTTCCAGAAGCAACTCTGTTATAAATTGATTGTGCAACATCAGCTCTTCCTTGCGGATCGGAATCTTCAAGAGCAGATATTGCCACCAAAGTCCAAAAATCAGGATTTTTTGTAGGATATTGACCACCTCCACCTTGTCCAGTTCCACCTTGTCCAGTTCCCTGATCTTCCTGGCGTTTTTTATTCCATTCATCTATATCTGATCCAATTGGAGGAATATCTTGAAATGGTTTTATAAGTGTATTAAATGATTTAGTAATTCCTTCCCCTAAAAGTTTTATATCTTTACTTAATGTACTGAAAGCATTTTTAACTTTTGAAGAACTATCAAGAAAATCAAAATTTGAAATATCATCTAAACCAGCTTTAAAAAGATCATAAATGTCCGTAAATATACTTTGAGTTACATTTCCATATTGCTTCATAATATTTCCAACTCGATTAATTCTTATAACAAATTCTTTGCCTGCTGCAATCCAAGTAGGTAAATTTCTCAAAAGCCATCCAGCAGTAACATATTTTAAAAATAACATTAAACGATCGCCAATACTCAATCCTTGTTGAGTATCTAAAGTTAAATATTTTGGCCCATGCAAATAGTTTACAAGAGCAGGTGCCATTAAACGTGTTTTAAATACTTTTAATTTTTCTCTGTCTGCTCTTTTTTTCTTAAAACTTTTAATATTTGAGTATAATTGCTTTTTTTGCTTTATATCAGATGCTAAATATCCTCTTATTTTCTTTGTTGTACCTACAGTAGAAGATACAATATCTGTTAAACCTTTAGATGATTTGAATAGAGTGTTAATTTTTATAGCCATTTTATATTGCTACTACTCCATAATAGGTTTGAGATTGTAAGCAATAATAATTTTCTGAATTTGTAGTAGAAAAAATAGGTACATCCGTTAAAACACCATCAGAAGAAGCAGCTACATTAGATGTTTCTTTTGATGGTGGTGCAGAAACCATAACTACTTGAGTTTTAGTTTCTGGAAGAGGTTTTAAGCTAGTAAGCCCTAGAGAATTTTTATATTGGTTTATTTCTGCTGGAGACGGTACATTTCTTTTATCTGGAGCATCTACAATAGCTCCATCACGAAGCTGGTATCTTCTCTCATATTTTCCTCTAAAAGTATCAATAACATAATGTCCCCCCATGTAATAATCTTTTATGCTTTTTTGATTTCCTGGGATGGGAGGTGGTATTGGGGGAACATTCCCCATATTTAAAGGTACTAAAGAACTACCTGGAGTATTTAAATTGGGAGTATTGTTTAAATTATATGATCTGGGATTTGTAATTTGAGACCCTAGATGTGTGAAAAAATCTAAAACTTTTTTAACGTCTTTACCAAACTCACTATTACCGATAGAACCTGCTACTCCTTGCATCTGTCCAGAAATTCTATTGACAGTATCTTGAATAGCTTGTGGAACAGGAATATTAGTTCCGAATACAGATATATGATCTGGCATCCTAAACGATCCTCCTCCATCTTTATCTTTAGAAGAGCCATCATTATTTTTTGGACCTAATCCTAAAAATTTTTTTAGTTTTTCAAAGGCATCCTTAATTACTTTAATTGGAGATTTAGTGAGAGAATTTATTCCTTTTATAATATCATTTAAAGTATTAGTAATTGCAGTTAATGCAGTTGTAAATCCTTTTTGAATAGTAGAAAAAACACTACTTACTGTATTAAAGACATTATTTAAAGTATCTTTAATACTTGTAGTTACTAATCTAAGTTTATCTACAATTGTACTATAATTGGTTGCTATTAATGCTGCACCAATACCAAAAAATGCACCTAAAGCATTTTGTATACTAAAAAATTGCTTATTTATAGATTTTTCTAATCTATTTACAGGATTTACAAAAGATGATGAAACTTTTTTTTCAAGCTCAGTTTCTTGAGCACTTGAAATTTGCCTTTCATACAATAGTTGTTGTTCCTGCCTCTCCTCTAAAAGTCTTCTTTGATCTTGTAAACTTTCTTGCTGTATTAAATATGCAATTTGTTGAAGACCGCTATTAATTGATACAAGTTCAGAACGAACTCCTGACAATTGAGACTGAAGCCCAATTAATTCAACATTACTAGTAGGAGTTTCGTTATCCATGTTGTGATTGTTTTAGATTTTCTTCTTCGATATATTGTTGAAGCATTCCCACATATATTTCCCTTTCCCAAGGAATCATATTTTCCAACTCTGTCAATGAATATTTATGATGCTGAATGAGAGCAAAGTTAGTTTTATAGTATGACGCAAGATCTTCATGCGCCATACCTAGGCGAAAAAAGCTGTCAGTCCTTCTAATATAACTTCACTTTCTACATTAGTGTTTGGATTTTTAATTTTAATTGTATGAGAAAGTTTTGGCATCGTTTCAAAAAACTTTTCAATCTCTTTGAATTGATGAGATGTAAGTTGTTCTATAAATTCATTCAATTCTTTTTTTGATACATCTGATGTTGACCATGATTCTTCTTCGCTATAAATTTGTTCAACACATGCTGCAATCATATTAAAAGTATCTTGAACTCCAAGATCTTCCTCATTTGAAAAATTATTCTTAACAAATTCTTTCATTGAAGGATATTTCATTCTTAAAGTTAAAGTATCATCTAATTTAATATCTCTTGAATGCTCTGGACTTACAACTACTTTAATATCATCTAAATTAATTGTGGTAGGAACTTTTGTCGTTCCATCATCAGGACAAGTCAGAAGAACTTGAACATCTTCACCTACAGATTTTCCACGAATATTCAAAAACAAATATTCAATATCAAAAATAGACAATTCATCAACTTTAATTCCACGGGTCAAGATACAATTCCCTATTACAGTTTTTAGTGCTTCAGAAATTTGATTTGGATCTTCACTTTCCATTGCAATAATCAGAATTTTTTCTTCCTTCACTAGAAAAGGTCTATACTTAATTTTTTTCTTTATTGAAGGAATTTCCAACTCATATGTTGGGGTTGTAATTGTTGGTAAAGGCATAATATCCTAAAGACTTTGATGAATTTATTTAGTTCGATATATTCTATTGTCTGATTATTCTTCCCTGCACTATTGCTTCTGTTCGATCTCCTGAATAAAGACCAACTCCATTACCACCACTAGCACCAGGGCTAATCGGAGTTAATCCAGATTGAGCAGATCCAGGTTGAGGTAGAGGCTGATTTGATTGCTGATTATTACTTGTTCCAAGATAATTATCAATACTCAAAGGACTACCAGCAATATAGCGATCAAATTTAAATGTCGCAGAAACTTTCATAATATCACTATTAGAATAAGATACTGCAGGCTGGCTCATCATAGATGGCCAAAGACCTATGAAAGTATATTGAATTTCTTTATTATAATCTCTATCAAATTTTATAATTTTTGTGTAGTTACACTTATAATCCTGTGGATATTGCATTCTTATAAAGTAATTTGCATTTGATTGATTTACTGCAGGCAAATTACTTCCAAGTGGATTATGTGATCCGCTTGCAATAAATTCCATCCATGATTCTAAAAATTTAATCTGTTGATAATTAATATCTACATAAAAATCTAATGATATTTCCGTGTACATTCTAGCTGTAGCAAAATTCTCAAAAATTCCAGTAAAATTTCCATCAATTGTTTTAGATGCAAATGAAGTTGTTGGAAGAACTGCATTAAAACAAAGTAATCCAGCATTCTCAGTAATAAAAGGTAATGTTACCCCTCTTCGTGTCAAATAATTTGTCAAGGGAGTTGGCAATCCTCCAAAAATTAATTGATAATGTGATGTTTGAGCTAAATTTGTAAATAAAGGTTTAAATTCAGATATTCTTTTAGGTCTTATTGTTCCCACTCTAAATACCTTATATGAGTATTATTCTACATTTATTTAGATATAAATAAATGGGAAAGTAAGTTTATAAATCCATTATGTTTTTTGACACAAGAAAAATAAGTCATTTATTAAATATTGCTGACATAGGTATTATTGAAATTAATTTAGATAATGATGATAAGTGGAACTGTTATGATGATAAAATAATTAACCATAAAAGAAATACAACTGCAATTTATTGGAAAAATTTAAGTAATGAAGAAAGAATTGATAGATTAAAAAATCATGGCATGTCTGGTAAAAAACACTCTAAAAAAACCAGAGATAAAATGAGTAAATCTTCTGTCGGAAAAAACCGACCATCTTTGCATAAAAGTGGGAAACTAATTAAAGATGATAAAATTGTAGAATTTTCTTGCTTAAGTCATTTTTGTAAGGAATATAAATTAAGTGTTGGGCATGTTTCCGAACTATTACAAGGTAAAAGAAAATCTGTAAAGGGGTGGAAAAATGTCATATAAAGGAAAATATAAACCATCATTTCCAGAAAAATATAAAGGTGACCCAACAAATATTATCTATAGATCTTTATGGGAAAGAAAATTTTGCAAATATTGTGACACTAATCAAAACATTTTGGAGTGGTCAAATGAGGAAATGTTCGTTTGGTATAAATCTCCTTTGGATGGAAAGCCACATAGATATTTTCCAGACTTTCTAATTAAAGTCAAAGAAGACGCTGGACAAATTAAAAAATATATGATTGAAATTAAACCAAAGAAACAAACTGTACCTCCACCAAAACCCAAAAGACAAACTAAAAGCTACATTAGTGAAGTTTATGAGTATGCAAAAAATCAATCCAAATGGGAAGCTGCAAGAGAATGGTGTGCAGATAGAGGATATGAATTTAAAGTAATTACAGAAGATAACTTATTCTAATGGCAAGAAAAACTCTAGCAGAAAGAAGATCTAAGAAAAACAGAATTTCTAAGATCACAAAAAATTTAATCGGAATTGAAGACGCTGATGATATTATGTTGGAGTTGTTAAATGTATTAAAGGAAACTAGAGATCCCCCTAGACCAGGAGCATTTTATATTTTTGTTTATAATGCAAAAACTCCTTATATAAGATATGATCAAAATCCTTTAGTTGCAGTCACTGGTGTTTATGAATGGGGGTTTAAAGCATTTAATTATCATTGGGGTGAAGAAAGAAACTATACTTGGGATGAAGTAGCTGGAGGAATGTATGAAGTTTATAAAGAAGAACTAAGCGACTTAAGAAGGTTGCCTTTCGGGAATATTAGGATAAATAGTTAGAAAAATAAAATGGCAAATTTAAGATATCCTCTTAGTAAACTTGATGCTTCTGATGATTATTTAAAAATTACTTCGATTGATTATGTTGCTCCTGGATTTAATAATACTGATCCCAATAATTCTTATAGTTTACCTTCAGCAAATGATTTAATTAATAATAAATTAGCAGCAGGTGATAAAAGTATCATTCATGATACAATCATACTTCCTGTCCCTGATAGCATAGGAGACATGAATGCTGTTGATTGGACATCAAGCGGATTTAATCCTGTAGAGGCAACTGCTGCAAAATTTCTCCAAAATGGATTAGATCTTTCAAACATACCTGGAGCACTTAAAGGTATGCAAGATACTTTAGCAGATGTTTTTAAAGCTGCAAATTCTGGAACTACTCAAAGAGTTGTAGAATCTATGGTTATAGCAGCAGCATCGAATGCAATATTAGGAGGGGATAGAAGTTATAATGAATTACTTTCAAGATATAATGGAGCAATTACTAACTCTAACGTCGAATTAATTTTTAGCGGTATTAAATTAAGATCCGCATTCACATTCAGTTTTGATATGGCACCTAGATCAAAAGATGAAGCCGATCAAATAAAAACAATTATTAGATCTTTTAAGAAAAATAGTGCGGCAAAAAGAGCAGGAACAGGAACTGGAAAAGGACTATTTTTAAAAGCTCCAAATGTATTTAAACTTGAGTATTACAGTGGGGCAAATCCTCATCTTTATTTGAATAGATTTAAAATTTGTGCTCTTAATGGAATGGCAGTTGATTATACACCTAATGGTACATATACAACTTATCCAGATGGCGCACCAGTTTCTGCAAAATTATCATTAGTGTTTCAAGAACTCAGCCCAATATTCAGTGAAGATTATGATACAACAGAAGGTTCATACGGAACAGGATACTAATGAGCTACTTCAGAGAACTTCCAAATTTACAATACCAATCATTTTTATCAGATAGATTAAGTTCAAGTGATTATTTGTTGGTAAAAAATCTATTTCGCAGAGTTAAACTTCGTGAAGATTTGCAGAATGTATTTACTATTTTTGATAAGTATCAGATACCTGACGGTTCAAGACCTGAACTTGTTGCAGAAGAACTTTATGGAAGTGTTCAATATGATTGGGTAGTATTAATTACTGCAGGAATTATAAATGTAAGAGATCAATGGCCTCTTTCAGATCGACAAATTTATGATTATGCAGAAGATATCTATGGCAACAATCTTAATGCGATACATCATTATGAAACTAAAGAAGTTAGAGATTCTCATGACAGATTAATTCTTCCTAAAGGTAAAGTTGTCGATTCAAACTTTACCATTCCTGATCCTAATATTCCTACGGTCACTTTAAATCCCGTAATTGGTATTTCAAATTATGATTATGAAATTCGTAAAAATAATGAAAAAAGAAGTATCTATGTATTAAAACCAAGATATCTACAACAAGTTATTCTTGATACTAGAAAAGAGATGACTTATGATAAGTCATCTCAATATGTGGATAATCGAACTATTAAAACTGAGAATACCAGAATTACTTCACCGTAGAATT